TAGATTTAGAACACGAATAATGAAAAACATACACGTATTACCAACAGACAAACCAAGTAGGTTAATCAAGAATAATCTTGGTTATGGAATAACCCCAACTCAATTTAGTCAGACTGAATTGCATTTTATACAAGCAAAATTTCAAAACATCTACATCACTAATTCAGAAGAAATTAAAAATGGGGAGTATGGTATTTGTCTTAATTTAGTTAGAAAAGGTTTTAAATCAAATCAAGCGGTTTTTAAAATGGATTCAGAACAAAGACAAGCAATGGAAGGTTTAGGTGGTCAGAAAAAAGCAGAAGTTTTAAAAGTTGTATTAACAACAGATGCCGACCTAATCAAAGATGGTGTACAAGCTATTGATGATACATTCTTAGAGTGGTTTGTAAAGAATCCGAGTTGTATGTTTATTGAAGTAGAAAGTTTTGTCAATGGAAATGTTGAAAGAATTTATGAAATAATCATTCCAAAAGAAGAAGCTAAAAGTGTAAAAGGTGGTGGCAGTATTGTATTTCCTTCATCAACTACAATTACATTTAAACCTAAACAAGAAACACTTGAAGAAGCTGCTGAAAAATATTGGTCTAAACAACCTTACAATGAAGATGCATTTATAGAAGGTGCTAAATGGCAACAAGAAAGAATGTATAGTGAAGAAGATATGTTTGAGTTTTCTCAATGGATTTCACATGAAGATTGGGTCTATTTACCAAGTAAAGGTTATTGGGTAAATGAAGAACAAGAAGAATTAGAGCAAAAACTAAGCTCTAAAGAAATATTGAATATGTGGTTTGAACAATTTAAAAAGAAATAACAATGAGCAATAATAAACAAAGTAGCGTGGATTGGTTAGTAAATGAACTTGAATTATATTATATAGGAGAATCTAAACTTGTTCATTATGAAATTATAGAACAAGCCAAAGAAATGCACAAGCAGGAGATAATGGATGCTTTTGGTGTTGGTTGTCATGTTGAATCAACAAGACTAATTCATTATAATGATATGGCAGAACAATACTACAACGAAACATTCGGAGGTAACAAATGATAATTGAAGCAATAATAATCAGCACACCATTATGGATAATTGTTACTGAATTAAGTAAAATTAGAGATAAAATAAAATGAGCATGAATAAACAAACAGCATTACAATTTTTTTTAACAGGATTGGTTGATTTGGAAATAGCTAAAGATTTATCGAATGATGATGTGCGTCAGATGCACGATTTGTATCAAATAGCCAAAGAAATGGAAAAGCAACAAATAATTGATGCTAATGAGGATGCTTCGACAAACGAATTAGGTGAATTTTTAACAGGTGAACAATACTACGACGAAAAATATGGAAATTCGTTGAAGTAAGCGCATTGTTAGCGAATGAATTAAGTGTGTCAATGAAGTAGGTGAATGTGGAAAGCAATCGCAAGTAGTCAACGAATATTCAATGAAGAAGTAGATGGTATATAGCAAGTAGTAGGTGTGGTGTGTGGTAGGTGAGTTGTGTCATGTGGTACCTTTCCGCACCTCCCCAGCCTTCCCTTCCTGTTCCACAAAGTATATACAAAATAGATTCCTGTTCGAGCGATTCCTGTAAATGTTTGTAAAGTAGATTCCTGTTAAACTGATTCCTGTAAGATTCCTTACCACACACGTCAAATAAAAGTCATATAATGTAAGATTTATTTTAAGAAAAAAATTTAAAAGTCTTTTTTGCAAGTTTAAGATTGTACTGTATAGTATAATAAAATGAAAATGAAAGTAAATTTAAAAAATCTAGGAATTCTACCTAACGTAGAAGAAAAAGCTGAAATGTATCTTACTGAAATAGCTAAACGGGTTGACAATGTAAGAGAATTTTTAAAACAAGGAATTAAAGGACATGTTGCTGGAAGTGATCAAGACGCTTTAGAAATAGCTAAACAGGTAGGAACTTGGTCAGACTATTCAGACTTAGAACTAGCAAAGTTAGACTTAGGACTGAATTTTAACGATTATTGGTTTGAAAGTAACTATGAAGTTACAAATGAAGACATAATTGAGTATGTTGAAGAAAGCGTTGATAACATTTAATAACGACTTTTTTTGCAAAATTGAAAGTTTAACGTATAGTATAGTATAATAAAAAGATATGAATAACACAACAGTAATTTTAGCATTGGTAGGAGTAGTTACATTGTTCGCTAGTTTAATTGGCGGAGCGTACATTAAGTTTAAATCAGAACAAAGACAATGGCAGTCGTAATAGCAATGTTTTTTATATGGTTGACACTCCAAATAGTTGAATGATAAAAAAAACAGTCAGGTGGCGGAAGGCACACGCGACCCCTCCCTTAAGTGGAAGGGGAAGTTTACAGGTTCGAATCCTGTCCTGACAACCAGTTTTGATTTTTCATTTTATTATCAAGGAAGGCGACCCACAAGGTCGCTTTCTTTGTTTAAACTGATTCCTGTAAAACTGATTCCTGCTTGATTCCTTACCATCGTGTGACGATGCAGTGTTTTAAATCTGACATTCAAAAGAAAGGCAGTGTTTTAAATCTTGACCTTTAAAAAGTTTTGAAAGTCTTTTTTGCAAGATAAAATCTTCGACGTATAGTACAGCATAAAATAAATAAGAAATAAAAGATATGAAAAAGCAAATCGTAAAATCAGAAGAAGTTGTTGTTGTTGAAGCTAAGAAATTAGGTCGTCCTGTAAATGTTAACAGTGAAAGACAGAAACGACTAGCAGAAAAAGAAGCATTAAAAGCAAGTGGTGTTGAAATTAAGCGAGGTAGGCCTGTAATTGAAGGCAGCAAAAATCAACAAAAGTTAAATCGTCGATTTGAATTAGTAGCAGCAGGTGTAGCTACTGGTAAACGAGGTAGGCCTGTTAATCCTAATTCACCTCGTCAACAGCGAATGAAAATGTTAAGTGAAAAACGAGCTAACGGTACATTGAAATTAGGTAGACCTAAACAAAATAAAGACTAATAAGTTAGTTAGTTAAATTAAAGCGATCGTGAGATCGCTTTTTTTGTCTATACTAGGATTCCTGTTAACTTGATTCCTGTAGGATTCCTCACCACAGTGTATTAATTTATAAGGCAATATTTTACATTTCAGGTCCGAGAGCAAGTCAGTGTTTTACAGAGTGCCCCTCAAAAGTAAGGCAGTATTCCAAGAGGACACTCTCGAGCCCAGGCAGTACTCTAAAAGGACACCTCAGAGCCCAGGCAATATTTTTCAGATTGCCCCCGAAAAGTAAGGCAGTGCTTTACAAGCTGGCTCTCGAGAGGAAGGCAATGTTTTTTGATTCAGATTCAAAGACTAGGCAATATTCCTAAAGGACACCCTCGAGATCAGGCAGTGTGCTCGAGTGGCCCCCTCGAAAGCAGGCAGTATTTTTAGAGGAGCCCCTCGAGAGCAAGGCAGTATTTTATAAGCTGGCCCTCGAGAGGAAGGCAGTGTTTTACAAGCTGGTCCCGAGAATAAGGCAGTACAATCTCACGAGATCTTTTTTGCACTATACAAGGTTCAACGTATGGTACAGTATAAAATAAATAAGATAATAAAACATATGAAAAATCAAGAAACTAAGAAACTCGGTCGCCCAACTAATCCTAACTCAGTTCGTCAACAGCAACTGAAAGCTAAAGCTGAACTAAAAGCAAGTGGTGTTGTAATCAAACGTGGTCGTCCGGTAGTTGAAGGTTCAAAGAACCAAATGAAGCTAGAGCGTAGGAGTGAACTCGCTGGAGCTGGGCTGTTAACCGGTAAGCGTGGTAGGCCTGTTGATCCAAATTCACCAAGACAACAACGCATGCAAATGTTAGCTGAAAAGCGTGCTAGTGGTACATTGAAATTAGGTCGTCCAAAAGTTAAAAAAGACTAACGCTATAGTACCACATTAAGAGCTCCTTGAAAAGGGAGCTTTTTTTGTTCTTAGCACGCTATCGGACCGATAGCATAATGCTATCAAACCGCTAGCATACCCACGGCGAACCGCTGTCAATCGATGCGCGGCTGGTGGTGCGTAGGTTGTTGATGAAAAGCACGACTCCGAATACCTTTCACCCGCCGCGCTTTGTATATACCTCTATACCAATCAATTTAAACCAAACGAACACTTTTCGCCCGCCGCGCCTTGTATATACAAATCTACCCCACAATTGAAACTAATTTTCCGACTTGTCCATTTCGACCAAAATCCACAATTCGCAAATCAAACCCAACGGGCGACTTTTGCTTTGAGACACAAAATATATACACTCGAAATTCGTGGAATCTCGTTTAATACTATCGATTAAAAAACTAAATTCACTAAACCATATGTGAAAAAAGAAGTACGGTAAAATACCGCACTTCCCTTTAAGTTCATTTTAATGTTTTTTACACAGTTATACTAGCACATCTACATCATAAACATCAACCTCATATTCATCATCATTAATGTCTTTAACAGTGATTTTTGGACCGTTAACCTTGATAACGTCAGCATTATATAAATACTCATCAGGTCCCCACCATGATTCTTTACTGTACTTGCCTTTAGGGTTTCGCACATCTACTTTATCACCTACTTTAGGTTGTTTGTTATTCTCAGTCAATTTACTATTTAAAGTAATTTTATTTTCAACTAAGAATTTTTTTAAGTCAAAGGTGTCCATGTAATTTTGAATTAATATCCGCCAAAGAATACTTTTCCTTCGTTCAATGAAATAGACTCGTTAGTTTCAACTTTAATGATGCCTTTACTTTTCATTTTCATTAAATCACTCAAATGACGTTTGTGATTTCCACCATATGTTTTTTCAACAAACTTAGCAAAGTCTTCTAATGACTCGTATTTCTTTGCAAAAAAACCTTCACTGTTCCAAGTTCCAGCATCCATAATCAATTCTTCTTCATCACTTATTTTTCCTCCTTTTTTCGTGTCGTACTTATCGTTGATGTCATTGAATTCAGCTTTTTTAACAAAATTAATTTTTACTTTACCTTCTGCTTCGTTCATGGTTGAAGGACCTTGCTTTGACTTGTCTTTGGGAGCTTGATGGCCTTTTTCTTGTTCTTTTGGCTTACTAGTAGCTTCAGCTTCTTTCATTGATTTAGCCTTGTCTTTCATTTTCTCTTGGTAAGTAAGCTTATTTTCTACCAAGTATTGCTTTAAATTAAAGTTATCCATAGTTTTAGTTTGACTATAAATATAGTTAATATGTCAAAGAACGTCAATTACTTCTATATTATACAAAATAATTTTAAACAGTCCAAATGAAAGTATATACATAGTAAAGTAGGAGAATGAAGGGAATTTAATATTTATCGACACATGTTTACCTTGAAAAAACTCATATTAGAATCTGAAGACGATTTCAACGTTATGCCTAGTGAAGAATGGAATGTTGAAGAATTAGGAGTTGGAGACACAATTATTCCTGACATGTTTAAACACAATGAAGATTGGTGGATGGATGGTGAGTCTGAATTAGAGATTTTAGATTTTAAACCATACAATGATAATGATTCTTTAATTCAAGTACTTGTAGGTACGTCAAACCCATATGAAATAATATCTCGATGGATGCTTCCATATATTAATAATGATTTAAAACCCCAATACCAAGTATTTCCACCTGATAATTTAACTGAAAGTGAAGATTACTTTAACGTTACGCCCAATGAAGAATGGAATCAACATGAACTAGGAGTAGGTGACACTATTATAGGTCCAATGTGGAACTGGAAATCAATTATTAATTGGTGTAATAATAAAAGTGGTGATGATCATGAAGAATTAAATCGATTAATTAATTTATGGAAACAAGTTTATGATGAAGGAGTAACTATAAATTCAATTCAAGTATTTGAAGAATATCCATGGATTAAATTTGATCGTTTAATTACTTGGGGTCCTAGTGTTAAAACAATTAATAATTTACTTAATCCAAAATATGAAATACCTACAAATAATGATTTAGTAGAAAGTGAAGACGAGTTCAACGTTACACCTGATGAAGAATGGGGTAAAATGACAGTAGGAGACACTATTGCTCCACACATGTGGAATCTTAATTATATTGATCGTCTTAATTATATTGATTCAAATAATAAAATAGATGATAAAACAATAAATTGGCATATAGAAGGAATAGATAGCGTAGAAAATGTAATACTGACTTCAGGAAATGGAAAGACAGTGTTGATTTGGATAGATATTCTTAATAAAAAATATTTGAAACCAGAACATCAAGTATATAATCCTAATTCTATAAATGAGAGTGAAGACGAATTTGATGTTACACCTGGTGAAGATTGGAATATAACTTACTTACAAGTAGGAGATAAAGTTACCTACGACATGCTTAGAGACGGTTCTCAAGATAAAAAGTACTTTTTTCGTAAAAACAAAGACGCTTACTATGAACTTGTAGACTTTAAAAATGGAATGTATGGTGTTCGTCTATATAATCCAAAAGATGGCTCATCTTCACATTATCGAGTAGTTCCTGAATGGTTCAATAATGATACATTAGATCCTAAATATAAACTTGATGTTCCAATAGACAATCAAGTAGATATATTTGCTGAAGGTGAAGAAGACGAGTTCAACGTCACGCCTAATGAAAAACAATGGAATCCTCGTGAACTTAAAGTAGGAGACACATTTGTTACTAGTGAAATTCAAGATGATCCTTTTAAAGTTGTCTTTATTGGAAAAGCAGGAGAAACAAGAAAACGTTTTGATTATCATGAATATAACGATGATATAAATATAGTATTATTTGGAAGATTGAGTGGAGAAGACTTTTATACTGATGAAAAATATTTAGCTTTTTCTGTTGGTTATTTTAACGAGAATTATGGTCCATTAAATGGTGCTTATATTTCTGATTTTATAACAGAACAAGACGAAGACGAATTTACTGTAGATGCTCCTCAAGATTGGAATGTTAAAGAATTAGGAATTAATAGTTATTTAGACTCTACTAATAGATTAGGTGGTGATCCAAATATTCGATATGAAATAAAATATTTTAGAAAAGATCCTGAAGGAAGAGAATTAGCAGGTATAATAAAACAAGAAAAAAATGAATATTCAGGAATGTGGAATAATGTAAGTGATGGTCCTAGTTATTGGAGTGTTGATTTTGTAAATAGATTGTTAAAACCTGGTTATGAAGTAGTTTATGATTATGTAGCTCCTGAACAATTAGATGAATCAGACGATGAATTTAATGTAACTCCTAGTGTATTATGGAATTTAGATTTAGATACGCCTATAAACATAACCATAACAAAAGAATTTGAAGTTACAGATTGGAATACTGATACGTCAGCTATATCAATTGAAACTACATTAATAAAAACATCAGTATCTGAATTACAAGAAGAATCAGGAGAAAACTATAATTACGATGAAATAACTGTTAAAAATATTACTAATTGGATAAATGAAAACAGTGAAGTAGTTATAGCACTTTTTGATATGGATGGAGAAGAAAAAAAATCTTGGCATGATGTTGATAGAGGTTTTAAGCCATCAAGTAATAATTTAGATTATGATTTAGTAGATATGGACATTAGTGTAGAAATTCCTGAGTCTACTTTAAATGAATCAGATGAAGACTTTAATGTAACTCCTAATGAAACATGGAATACTATAGAAGTAGGAGACATTATTGAACCTTATATGTGGTTAGATCCTAAAAAAACTAGTCGTTATTTACTAGTAGGTAATTATGGTGCAGCATTAAAATTAAAAAGAGTTTTAAGTAAAGAAGATGAAACTTTAAATCCTGGAGATGAAGACAGATGGATGTACAATGATCCAAATATTATACAAGTTATAACTAGTTTATTTAATGATAAATTAAAACCCGAATATAGATTTACTGGTCACTTAAACGAATCCGATGAAGATTTCAATATAACTCCTAGTGAAGATTGGAATATAATTGAATTAGGAGTAGGAGACACTTTAGATCCTACCAATTTAAAAATGCAGGATTGGAGTAAAAAATACATAATAGATAAAATTGAAAAAAGACATGGAATATGGGATTATGTTTATTTAGATTTATATAAATACAATCCAAAACTTAAAGATTGGGAAATTGTAAAACAATTTAGTAATAATTTAGATAGTGTAAATGATACTTTAAAACCAGGATTTAAAATACAGGAACCTTAATTAGTTTTTATTATAATATAGTTATGTGGACTATAATTTTAGTTAGTTTAGGAATTTTATTGGTTAGTTTTTTACTTTTAGGTTATATTTCTCCTTACTCTAATGATAATCAAAATGTTTTTCAAATCCAAGAAGAAAAGATAATAGAAATTCCTGTCGAAAAAGAAACAATTAAAGAAATAATTGTTGAAGTTCCCGTTGAAAAGATAATTGAAGTAGAAAAAATTGTCGAAGTAGAAAAAATTGTAGAAGTAGAAAATTTAGATAAAATAAATCAACTAGAAAACGAAATAAAACAACTTAAATCAACTTACACAATAAACACTTCTACTTGGAGAAATGTAGGTTTAGATTTATTTAACACAACTGATTTAGATAAATTTTTAGAAATTTTAGATGGTTTAGTAAGTAAAACTGTTTTAATAGTAACTGATTCTTCTTATGTGTTAGGAGGAGACTTTACAGATCATAAAGTATATGAAGGTACTTTAGATACTTATGAAATTTTAGAAGGAAGATATCCACACCAACCCATAGTTAAATTTAACATAACTATTCCTATATTAGGAACTACTAAAGTAAACTTAGCTTGGATATATGATAAGTACAAATTAAATCTAGATTTTAGTAGTTTAGAATTAGTAAACGATTTTATAAAAACAGGAATTCCTAAAAACGAATTGTTACTTGTAAAAGACTAATATTTATTGTATATAGTCAACTATTATGATCAAACTTAAAGATTTATTACTTGAAGCTCCTGCTCAACCAGCTCCATCTGCACCTGAACGTGAACGTGATACTGAGGTAATGCCTGGTGCTCCTAAAACAACTCCTTCACCTCGTAGAAGAAGTATTCCTAGTCCTAGTACTAGTCCAACACCTGCTCCTAAAGCTAGTAATATAATGAAAAAAATTGCTGATCGTTATGCTAGTTTAGCTAAAGGTTTACATGAAGTTGACTATGAAAAAATCTTTGATCCTGAAACTTTAAAAACGTTACAAGGTTCAGTTTTACAAAGAATACAAGGTAAAAACCCAATGCAAGTTATGGGTCAAATGCAACAACTTGCTATGCAGGTAATGCAGATAGAAAAGGGAAATGAAGATTTATTAGAACAATTAGCTTATGATGTTGTTTATGAAGCTTATCCTTATTTGAAATCAAATGAAGATGTAATTGAAATTGACGCTAAAATTGTTCCTCAAAGTCAAGTTAAAGAAGCTTTACAACCTGATAGCCCTGAAGAAGAAAATATTGAAGATTTAGATCAAGAAGAAGAAGATCAAATGATGCAAGATATAGCAGGTGATTTGAAAAAAAGAAGACTAATCAATGCAATTACTCAAGGTGGATCAACATTTAGTATATCAGCTCCTTATTTAAAACGAGAATACATTGATATTATTGGTGGAGAAGGAACTACAGACAAATATAAAGATTTAATGCAAGCTGCTTTAGACATGATTGATTTTATGGTTGCAATGGGTAGTAGTGGAAATAGTGGTGGAAGTGGTATGGAAGATAGTGCTGTAGGTGCTGAGTCTGTATTTTATGATTTTGAAAAAGAAAAATGGATTATTAAAGCAAGAGCTGTTTGTTTTCCTGTTTTAATTTTAGAAATTGTAAAGGGAATGTATGAAATCATAGGTTTATTTGGATTTGGTGACTTAGAAAGAGGAGAAAAAGTAGTTGCTAATGTAGATAAAATTCAAAATGAACCTGCTGACATTGCTTATGGTCAAATGATTACTAAAAACTTATTTGACTTAATCAACAAACTAGAAGCCAATGTTACACCTGAAGAAAGAGACGACTTTTTACAAGACATTTATAAATTGAGTAATGATGAGTTTATTAAGTTAATTACTAATGTTATTAACAATAAAGTAGACACCAATCAAATGAATATGTTGAAAGGCAAGTTTAGTCAAATGCGTCAAGACAAAACAGCAGATGATGCTGATAATGCTTTGATGGAAAGAATCCAACGTTTAGCTGGAATTTTGAAGTAAATTTGGCTTTTAAAAATTAGTTTATTATATCTAGTCATGTGGTAACACAGACTAGTACGTCTTAAATTACATACGGAAAACCTACGGTCGGTTCTAAAGGGTATGATTTTCCTTAAATCAATATATTTATGCTTAGTTTTTATTAATTAGTTTGTTTTCCTAAGATATGGTGGGGGAGAAAAATAAATCTAAGTTTGGCCTTCACTTATACCTATGTTATAATAGCAGATATGATAGAAAAATTGATTGAACGAATTCAAGAGTACCAAAGAATCCATGGTACCGAATACGAACCCCAAATTATTTTATTAAAACTTCATGGGTGTAATACCTGTAAATCCTTAGAGACCGAATTAATGGTTGATGGATGGAGTTATGATTCATTAGATTTTATGGAAGATAAACACAGTGAAATAGCTGATGAAGTAGAAGCTATTTTGGAAACCAATTCATATCCTATTATCATAGTAACATACCCAGAAACTAAAATTATTTGTACCGACTCACCAGTTAGACACGAAAAACTAATAACTAATTTAAATCCAACTATAACAATATATAAACAATTAATACCACACTTATCATGAGAAACAAAAGAAATTTTCAAAAAGTATTAGGAGACATAGAAGCTATTCAACAGTCTTTCATTCAATTTATTAAAAACACCCAGCTTACTGAAGGTGAAAGGACTGTTCTTGAAAATCAAATTAACGCTTCAAAACAAGCATTTGAACAAATGAGAACTTTCTTAAATCAAGAAGAAGAAGTTTACAATACTCCTATGATGAAAGCTCCACAACACCAAATTAATTCAGGAAGATTTTAATATGGAATTAACGCCAGAACAAATATTGAACAATTGGAATCGTTTTCTCTCAATTATAGATCAATATATTTCGTCCCCCAGGAAAGAACAATTATTAGGTTTTTATCAAGAATACGAGGAACGGTTTAGTCTTATGCCAGCAAGTCACAAACGTGACTATCACAACTGCTTTCCTGGGGGATACATTGATCATGTTTTGAGAGTTATAGACGCTGCTCTTGAGTTAGATAAAGTATGGCGTAAAATAGGATGTAAAGACACTTATACAACTGAAGAACTTGTATTTAGTGCCATAAACCACGATTTAGGAAAGTTTGGAGACTTTGATCATGAAGCAGTAATAGAAAGTCAAGATCAATGGCGTAAAGAAAAATTAGGTGAATTATATCAATTTAACACTAAACTTACTTACATGACTGTTCCTGATCGTGGTTTGTGGATTTTAAGTGAATTAGGAATTAGTTTAACTCAAAATGAGTATTTATCAATTAAGTTACATGATGGTCTTTATGATCAAGCTAATGAACCTTACTTGAAATCTTACATGCCCGAAACAAAACCCAGAACTAGTTTGATTTTCTTATTACATCAGGCCGATTTAATGGCAGCTAGAATAGAATGGGAACACGAATGTTTAGACGGTCTTTATAAAGAACCAGTTAAAAAAACTACTAACTTTCAACCTAAAAAATCAGCTCAAGAAAAAGCTATTAGACAATTAGGAAATAAAAATAACGATTTATTAAACGCTTTAAAAAATTTATAATATGGGGTTAATAGCAATTATACTTTGGATATCTACTATTTTAGGATTTATATTTTGGAACCTTTGGCAACGAATGATTAAACTAGAAAAAATAGCTGAAGAACAAGCTCAATTTATAGCAAATACAAAATCTGCTATAAGTAACATTACTTATGCTTTTGACAAATTAGACGAAGAAAATATTTTTAGATCTAATGATTATGTAGGTCAAATGTGGCTTGAATTAAAACAATTAAATGAAGCTCTTAAGCAATATCAACAATGAGTACTACGTTAGATCCTAACGTGTATACTAAAAAAGGTACACTTAGGAAAAGAAAACCAAAAAAAGATCGTAATTATTTTACTCAAGAAACTGAAGACGCTATAATAGAATTTGTTAAAGAAACAGACAAACCTAAAAGAGACAGAATTTATAAAGATAAAATTCACTATGCTTTTTTTAAATTAACTGAAAATTTAATTCACACTTATAAGTATTATTATACAGACAATCATTCAGTAGAAGAATTACAACATAATGCTATAATATTTTTATTAGAACGTTTAGAAAAATTCAAACCAGGAAAAGGAAAAGCATATTCGTATTTTGGAACTATAGCTAAAAGATATTTTATATTTAATAATGCTAATAATTATAAAAAACTTCAAACACATCAAGATATAACAGAAACTACAAATGAAGAAGAAAGTGTTCAAAAAGAATTAATAGTTGAAGCATTTGTAGAAAATACCTTAAGTAATTTTTTTGATGTGTATGTAAAATTTAACGAACAGTATTTACACAAGTTATATCCAAAAGAAAAAGAAAGACAAGTAGCAGATGCTGTTTTAGAATTATTTCGCAAAAGAGAAAACTTAGACATATTCAATAAAAAAGCTTTTTATATTTTTATTAAAGAAATGGTTGATGTTGACACAACTTTAATAACTAAAGTAATTAAAAAAATGAAAACACTGTATGTTGAACTTTATAATCAATATACTCGTGACGGAGTAGTAGAAAAACTTTAATAAGACCATATTTATTTTTGATATGGATTACAATAAAATTATTTTTAAGAAAAAAACTATAGCAGATTTAATGCAAGAAGTCTATGTAGACAAACAAGAAAAAGGCAATCAATTGAAAAGTATGATTGGTCAATTGAAAGATCTTATTCAAGATGGCGGAGATGCTGTTATGATGGTTCCTTTAATTAAAGAATACATGGATTTACTAATTAAAAATGATGAATCTGTTATTAAAATAGTTCAAACTATTCAAAAATTTGAAGCAGTAGCTGCTAGAACTGTAGAAGAAAATGGTGGAGTAATGTCTGAAAGAGATAAACAATTATTATTTGAAAGTTTAGATGACTTAGGAATTTCTAATAATTAATTATGCCAGACTCAAGTAATTTTCAAACTGTGGGTAGTCCTATAAGTAATGCTTCTGTAGGAAGTATAGGAACTTCTTTTTTAGGAAAAAAAAAGAATGATAATATTGATCTTAGGTTTAGATATAGAGTAACAAATTTATTTTTTAATGAAAAAGGTGATTGTACTCATTTAGAATATGAAGATACTTTTCAAAATTATGGACAATCTACTTTAGGAACTACTAATAATAATTCAATTGCATATACATCTGATAGTAATATTCAAGATATTCCTTTTATAGGAGAATACATAGATTTATTTACTGGACCTGATCCATATGGTAAAGCTGCAGATAAATCTTCTTTTTCTCCTAAACAATATTGGAAAAGTAATGAAGGATCTTTAAATATTTGGAATACGTTTGAGGGAGATAACATAAATCTTGATCCAACTGTCCCGGGTCAGGCAACAAATACTCAAATGGCTTCATTAAATGTTGTAAATTATAATAAATCATTAATGGGAATGATACCTAAATTGACTTAATATATGAATGAAGGAGCTGTAGTAATAAAAGGAAGAAATAATAATAAACTTATTCTAGATAAAGAAGGGGGAGTAAAATTAAATACAGGAAACTCAATTATATTGGTTAATACACCAAATATTCCTCAACCTCCTGTTACAACTCCGTCTTCTGAAACTTCTACTTATATTACTACTAATATTAGCTCAAGTCTTATTAAATCTATTGTAAATGAACCTATAAAAGATATAGTTCCTTCATACTATCCAACAAAAAGTATTTCTTCAGTTATAGTAGAAACATCATCAATTTTATCAGATTTATTTTTACCTTCAACAGAAGAAACATTTAATACTTTATTTGGTTCTTCTATTTCTGTAAGTAGTTCTTTTATTAATACTGAAGAAGTAGTATTTAGAGGAAATAGAAGTATACAAGGAAGTAATAATACAAGGGGAACTAAAAAATTAAGTGAAGTAGAAACTGAAGAAATATTAATAAAAATTCTTGAAGGATTAGGAATTACTCCTACAGATGGAAATATTATTTTTATTAAAGCTTGGAGACAAGCTGAGGGTGGATTAGCAGCCTTTAACGCATTTAATACTACACTTTCTAGACCTGGTGCTACTCAATATAACAATATTGGAGTAAAAAATTTTAAAAATAAAGAAGACGGAATTAGTGCTAATGTACAAACTCTTAAAGAAAAGCAATATAGTAAAATGATTCCAAAATTAAAAAATGTAAAAACTATTCAAGATGCTTATAATCTAGCAGTATCTGAAAGTGATGGTCCTGGAGATGGAGCTTTTTATATTTGGTCAGAAGGTTTCTATAAAAATAGAATAAACGAATGTAAACTATTTGCAGCTGGAACCTTAGATAAAACTGATCCTAAACGAGCTGCAGTTATAAGAGAATTTAAGGGTTGTCCTCCACCTAAAAATGTAAGCGACAAATACATAGCAAATGTATTAAAAAGTTGGATTAGATTAGGATACACAAAACCTTCACAAACAAAAATAACATCAGTTATTTATGGACAATAATATTCTTATATCATCTGAATTAGTATATATATCATCATCAATAAATGATGTAATAATACAATCAGCTAAAAATACTAATATGTCTACAGCAGGATCATTTACTGTAAATGTAGGTCCTCAAGGTTCTAAAAATCCTATAAATATCTATAGATTAAATAGTCCAAATATAGAATTAGGATATCAATCAGACCCTACTTTAACTTTGGAAGCAATTCCTAAATCAGATCAGCTTATTAGTGTTTTACAACAAATGTTAAGTATTATGAATGATATAACTAATAATCCTGATGAAAAAGAAGCAATAACAGGAGAAATAAATTTACTTTCTTCTCAATTAAATAAAATAAAATCTACTATAACTAAAACTTACTAATGTCAGCTGTAGAACAATTAAAATCATTTCAAACAGGTAGTACAAGACTTACTACAAGTACTATTACTACTATACCTGGTGTTAATAATATAGCTGGTAGTAGTCCAAGTTTACAAAAAACTATTCAAAGTGTTTCACAACTTAGCAGTAAATCAAATGAAATAAGTAGTTTTTTAAATAATGCTAGTATAGCATCAGGTAACGGACCATTTAGTTTATCTAAATTTGCTAGAGAATTTGTTACTAAACAAAATCAAGCTAATGATACTGATGGACAAACTAAAAAAGTAACAGATTCTAAACCAATAGCAAGAAAATCAAGTCAACTAGTAAAAAGAGTAGTAAAAAGTATTGTAGAGAATTTTCTAAGATCAGAAAAGTTAACTCTTATACTTGAAAAACAAGTTAATAATATTTTAAAACAAAGTAATGTTAGTTATGTAACTGTAGAGAATGGTCAAATACAAGCTCAACCTATTCAAAGTCAACAATTAAACCAAACAATAGAAAATCTACAAAAAACTATTAATACTTATGTTAATACTGTAGACAAGTATGGTAGAAGAATTTATAATACTAATCCTATAAGAACAACAAATGACTTAAAAAATAATTTAAGTTTAAATCAAATAGTAAATTTTATAGAAACTATTATTTCTGTTGCTTTAATAATAGTAAACTTAAAAATAAAAATTAGAAAAGCATTAGATTTATCTGCGGCAGCAAATGCTGCTGCTCAAGTTCCTGTTCCTAATGTTGCTTTAGCAGCAAAATTAACTCAACAAGCAGTTCAAAATACAGCTAGTGAACAAACACAATTAGATGATTTAGCGGCTGCTCAAGAATTAATTTCAGCTGTAAAAAGAAAAGTAGATTTTTATGGTAAAAAATATGAAAAAAGTAAAAGTAAATTATTAGGTATTCAAACTACACTAAATAATTTTCAAACTCAACTATTTAATAAAGCTTTATCTGGAGTTAATAACCAATTAAATGGTTCATTAAATCAATTAAATACAAATATAAACACAAATGTAAATAGAATAACAGGATCTTTTTAAAAAATCAATCAATATAATATTTATATAATATATCATGGACACTAAAAAATTTATAAAATTAATACAAGAAGTAGTTCGTAATGAAGTTCGTGCTGTTTTAAGAGAGGAATTATCTAAACAATCTATTAAAGAAAATTACAATCCTACTATTGAATCTATTAAAAAAGTTCAAAAACCTAAATCAACAGGAAACAGTTTACAAGACATTTTAAATGAAACAGCATATGAAGGTGATTGGAGAAATATGGGAAATTTTACAGCAGCTGATGCTTTAACATTTAACCATCAACAAGCATTAATGACAGAATATGGTGGAGCTGCTCCTGTAAATGATGTTCAAAGTTTTATTAAAGCTAATAATAATGGAGCTCAAGACATAAGACAAGTTCAAGTAAATGCTGTTCCTGATTTTAGTGATATGATGAAAACTATGAAAAGTAAAGGAATGATATAATGTCAAATAGACCTGTATATAGTTATAGTGATGTCTCTTCTAATGCTGCCAAACAAAGAGAAATTGGAATTAGTGTACAATTTCAACCAACTAGTGTATTTTTAAGTACTTATACTACTAAACAACAAGTAAAAAACCAACTAATTAACTATATATTAACTAATCCTGGTGAAAGACTTTTTCAACCTTATTTTGGAAGTGGAATTAGAAATCTTTTATTTCAACAAGATGTTGATTTAGAAGGACTAGAAGGAACACTACAAGAAGGAATAGAAAACTATGTTCAAAATATTATAGTAAATAGTGTTAATATAACTACTAATACTACAAGAACTAACGCAATTAATATTAATATAAATTATTCTATAAATAGTATAACAGATGAACTTAATGTGGAATTAAACTCAGCTACAATATAATGTCAATACAATACATAAATAAAGATTTTCAACAGTTAAAACAAGCACTAACTGATTACATTAAAAATAATTATCAAAATTATACTGATTTTGGTCCGTCTTCACCTGGTAATATGTTTAGTGATTTAGCTGCATATGTAGGTGATGTATTGTCATTTTATACTGATACTCAAGTTCAAGAAACTTTACTTTTAGAAGCTAAAGAACGTAAAAATTTATTACCTATTGCATATAGTTTAGGATACAGTCCTAAAGTAACTAGACCATCTTCTGTAGTTCTTGACGTATTTCAATTAATACCTTCTGATGCTTCAGCAGGATACGTACCTGATTGGAGGTATGCGATGAGAATACCCGAAAATTCACTAGTAAATAGTACTTCTCAACCTAGTATATCATTTATCACTCAAAATTTAGTTGATTTTAATTATTCAAGTAGTTTTGATCCAACAGATGTAGCTGTTTATAGTTATTACAGCAGTACTTCTAATCCAATGTTTTATGTGTTGAAAAAACAGGTAGAAGCATTTTCTGGAGAAATTAAAACACAAAGTTTTAATTTTACTACTTTAGAACAATTTACTAAAGTAACTTTAACAGATACTAACATAATCCAAATTTTAGAAGCTGTAGATAGTGATGGAAATACTTGGTATGAAGTTCCTTATTTAGCTCAAGATACCATTATAGATAAAACATACAATATAAGTGTATTTGAACCTAATTATTCTCAATATAATGATCAGGCTCCTTATATGTTGAGATTAAAAAAGGTAAATAAAAGATTTACAGCTCAATTTGTTTCAGATATAGAATTAGAAATTAGTTTTGGAGCAGGAACAACAGGAAAAGACTCAGAATTAATAATTCCAAATCCAGATAATGTTGGTTTAGGAATACAAGACGGAATAAGTAAATTTAATACTGCTTTTGATCCTTCAAACTTTTTCTATACAAATGAATATGGACAAGCTCCTTATAATACAACTATTACTTTTACGTATGTTGTAGGAGGAGGAAATATTTCTAATGTTCCTGCAAATGATATAAATCAAATCAATTCAGTTAGTCCTATAATAAACTCATATGGATTAGACCCAGTAGCCTTACAAACAGTTAGTAGTTCAATTAAATTTAATAACGAAATTGGAGCAACTGGAGGTGGACCTGGAGATACTTTAGAAGAAATTAGACTAAATACTTTAGCTAATTTTCCTACACAATTAAGAAATGTAACTAAAGAAGACTATTTAGTTAGAATTTTAAGCATGCCTAGTGAATTTGGTTATATAAGTAAAGCTTATGTTGTTCAAGATTTAAATTTAAATGCTGATAGAGACAATCAACAAAATATAGCTCAATTTGGTTCAAATCCATTAGCATTGAGTGCTTATGTTTTATCTACTAATTTAGATAACAAATTAGCCCCAGCTAATTTAGCTGTTAAACAAAATTTAAAAACTTATTTAAGTCAATATAAAATGTTAACAGATGCAGTAACAATTAAAGATGCATTTTATGTTAATATAGGAATTAATTTTGAAATTCAAGTATTACAAGGATTTAATGCTCAACAAGTTCTTATAGGTTGTATAAATGCTTTAAAAGAATTTTTCAATATAAATTATTGGTCTATCAATCAACCTATTATTATTTCTCAAGTAGAAAATGCTATTTCTTGTAATAATGTAAATGGAGTAGCAGCTGTTAAAAAACTAGAATTTGTTAATAAATTTGGAGGAAGTTATAGTCCTTACACTTATGATATTCCTGGAGCTACATTAGGAGGAATTATTTATCCATCTTTAGACCCAATGATTTTTGAAATAAGATTTGCTGATCAGGACATCAGTGGTAGAGTAGTTGGAGCTTAATATTTATAGTATATGTATTCTCAACTATTTCCCTTACAAGATGCTACATTATATTCATTAGATCCTCAAACTAATACTGGATTAGATCCTATATTAGAACTTACTAAGCCTAATGGAGAAAATGCATCTAGAATACTTATTCAATTTGACCAAGAAGAAATAACAAGTATTTTAAATCAAATTAGTACTACTAAAACAACAGGCTCTTGGGAAGCTTACTTAAGATTATATGCATCAGAAGTAGAAAATTTACCTACTATAGTTCCTATTGTTGTTAATCCTGTCTCACAACAGTGGGATCAAGGAACAGGAAAACTAGCTGACAGTCCTACTACAAAAAATGGAGCTAGTTGGGTAGGTCCTAAAACAGGAAGTTTATGGAATATATCTATTTCGGGAACAACAGGTTCTTATATTTCCGGTTCTATTGGAGGAGGAGCTTGGTATACAAGTTCTGTAGTTTCTCATTCTATTTCTCAATATAGTTTACAAGATCTTTGGATCAATGTAACACCTATAATAAATCAATGGTCTTCTTCTATTATTCCTAATTATGGTTTTATTTTAAGAGTAAGTGAATCTATAGAAAATAATCCTAATTATGAGTATAAATTGAGTTATTTTAGTAGAGACACAAATACAATTTTTCCTCCTTCTTTAATTTTTTATTGGAATACACAAGAATGGAACCCTGAATTAACTAAATTACAAACAAACCAAGTATTTGACGTAGCTATTGGAAATAATGATGGAATTTATTACCCTGAAAGTAATGTTAGATTTACTGTTGCTTCTAGAGATAAATATCCTCAAAGACAATTTGTAACTCAATCATTATATGAATTTAATAAAACACTTCCTTCACAAAGTTTTTATCAAATAGTAGATGTAGATACAAATGAAGCAGTAATACCTTTCAATAATCCTGGCACACTAATAAGTGCTAACAAAACAGGATCTTATTTTAAAGTAGACATGAACACATTAGAACCAGAAAGATATTATACAGTACAAGTTAAAGTAAATATTGATGGTAGTACTTATGTTAAATCTCAAACTGACATGAAATTTAAAGTATCTCAAACAATATAAGTCATGACAACTATATCAACACAAAAATTAATATATAGTAAAGAAATAAATAAAGTTTTAGATCCTCAGTTTTCATCTTTGGTTCCTAAACCTAATGAAGAAGTTGTAAGTTCTATTCCTACAGTTAATGAATTTTTTGACAACTATGACATTTTATTTTATCAAATTCCATTAACAGGAAGTAATTCACATGCTGAATTAGTAGAAAAAAGTAGTGAATATTTAGGATTAGATTTAAATGTCTTGGTAGAACAAATAAACTTTTTAGAAGAACAAAATAAACAGTTACAAAAACAAATAGACGAATTCAACACAGGAGAATTTAACTCAACTAACGTATAATGGCAATTACTATAAATAATATAATAACCAACCCTAGTATTTTAGATCAAAATGAATCTAATTTAATACAGTCTAGGGAAATGACTAGATATTTTGGTTTACCTCAAGATTATATTCAATTATATATTTATAATAATATAGACACTTTATTAGGTATAAACCCTAACTTTCAACGTTATTCTGTAACTGAAAATAAAGAAATAAATTTTGATCCAGCTTTTGATATAGAAGAAGAAGGATTTCGATTAGGTACATATAAAATGGTCTATAATTTTCTTAGACCTGTTTTAACAAGTACTTCTAATCTTAATTTATTTATAAAAAATATTTCTGCAGATAGAACAGAAATAAAATTAGCTTCATCTATAGAATCTAATGATGTTTTTTATTCAAATACAGTTAATTATATTAATTTAGTTCAGAATAGAGAATATTTTATTGAATTTTATTTAGATTTTGGAAATAATAATTTAATTCCTGCTTTATCTATAGCAGCAGAACAAGATATTTCTGGTAATAGTTATGCTGTAATTAAATTATTTGATCCTCTTCCTCAAACTTACATAATTAATAATTCATTAAATGTAGTTGAAAAAATAGTAGATACTAAAGAATATCAAGCTATTTTAACAGCAGACCCTATAGTTCCTCAATTTCCATCACTTCGTGAAGCTAATTTTAGTTTAGATGTAGATTCAGTTAGAATAGGTTCAAGTGATTATTATAATTATAATCAAATAATAACTCAAACAGGTTCTAATTCTCAATTTCAACAATTATTAGGTTATATATCAGCATCTAACCCAAGAATAAATGTAGATTATACAAATTATTCTAACTTTATTCATTTTGGATCAGCTGTTCAAATATTAGAAACTTTTAAGAATCAATTAGAAAAAATCCAAACATATGAAGGACTTAGAAGTTCTTTACCTTCTACAGATCCTAATTATATAATTTATACAAGTCGTATAAATGAAATTTTACAACAATTTAATGGTTATGAAAATTATTTATATAACGAATCTAGTAGTTTAGCTTGGCCTAAATACCCAGGAGATAAACCATATACAAACTATTCAGTAACTTCATCTCAAGCTATTTTTTGGTATAATCAACAATATGAATCAGCAAGTTATTATGACGAATTTAATAATGATTATTTAGTTTATGGATTACCTGCTTATTTACAAGAAAGTCCTACATTTGATTATGTAAAACCTTTTGTAAATTCAATGGGTCAATTATTTGATGACATTTGGATTTACATTAAAGCAATGACTGACTTGTGGAAAGCTGAAAGTAGTTTAAATGACGGTATAAGTAAAGATATTGTAGCTGATGCTTTACAATCTTTGGGCATTCATTTATACACAGATGGCGATCAAGATAATCTTTATGAGTGGTTATATGGTGTAGATTCAAGTGGAAGTTATTTTTTTCCTACTCAATCTTGGCAAACAGGAGTAACAGCTAGTAAATATACTATGTCTGGTCAAGATGAAGCTAAAAGTATATTTAAACGAATATATGCAAACTTACCTACTCTTTTAAAAAGTAAAGGAACAGATAAATTTATAAATTATTTAAACACAGCTTTTGGTATTCCTGAAACAATTTTGTTTCCTATGGAATTTGGAGGAATAGATAAATCATCTGAAACTGCTGAATACAATTATTCAAGATTTACTGCTGCTTTACAATTTAGTCCTTATAGATACACTTATATAGATAATGCAACTGGTAATCCTTATGGAGTAACTGGATTAGAATTTAGGTTTAAACCTACTTCTTTAAATACATCTAGTATACAAACATTATTAATTAGCGCTAACCATACAACTCCTTCACCTGTTGATTGGGGATTTATATTAACCCCTACAAGTGTTAATGGGTATGAATATGCTAATGTAACATTATATAATAATGGAATTACTAGTTCTGTTAGTTTACCTATTTTTGTGTCTAATTCCGATAACGATTATAATTGGTGGAATGTAATTTGGCAAAATGAAGGAACAGGTTCTATTTTTTACGTAAAGAATGAATTAAATGGAGAAATAGGATTTAGTGTAAGTGCATCTCATCCTAGTCCTATTTTTGATTCTATTGACAATAAAATAGAGTTAGGAAATGTAAATACATTTTATGGAACTACTTTACCTAGTTTTTTTGGTTCAGGAAATTGTTATTGCCAATTACAAGAATTAAGAGGATGGACAGCACCTTTAAATGAATCTTCAATAAATGCTCATACTTTAAATCCTGAATCTTACATAGGTAATACTACTAGTTCGGCTTATGATGATTTATTATTTAGATTTCCTTTAGGAAACGATTTGTATACTAATTTTGGAATAGTAACAGGTTCTCAACCACAATTGAATTCTAATTATTTCTTGTATTTTTATGGAACTTGGAATCAATCAGATTATGTAAATTTTACTGAACAATATTATACTCAACCAGCTGTAGGAGGTTATTCTATTCCTAATACAGATAAAATTAGAATTGAACCTCAAACTTTAGCTACTAATAGATTACAACTATTAAAATCAGTAGTTTATAATAATCCTACTGCTAGTAGAACGACAGACATTCATTTAACTCAGGTAGGTTTTAGTCCTCAAGACCAAATAAATAATGATATTATTGCTCAATTAGGAAATACTTATAATTTAGATCAAATTATAGGAGATCCTAGATTTAGTGATTTGAATTATTATCCTGGTTTAGAACCTTTACAAGAAGAATATTTTGAAAAATATATAGGTCCTTATAATTACAAAGACTTTATTCAATTAATTGAAACGTTTCATAAGTCTTTATTTAGATATTTAGAAGATTATGTTCCTGGAAGATCTAATAATGCAACAGGAGTTGTAATTAAACCTCACATTCTAGAAAGAAGTAAAACTAGAAGATATGAACCTACTATAGATACAGCTTCATATGATGGTCAAACCTGGACTGTTACAATAACAGGATCAAATCCAGGAGAATATTGTTGTACTAGAAATTCTGCATTTAATGAAGCATTTTTTGATGGAGAATTTAGTGGTTCATTAATACCAGTGAATGATTATTATGAACAAAATAATCCATTTACTAGAGCTATTTGTGATTGTCATCGTTATCAAGTAACTAGCAACCAAACTTTTCTTTATGCAGGATGTAATGGAGAAATAAACCAACAAACTATAACTGGACCTAATTATGAAGTTAACCAAATTTACGCTTGTGCAGGTCCTAATAATATAGTTTTTCCTTTAGGTGGGCAACCTATTATTCAAGATTTAGGTAGATTTGCTGACGGACAAGCATTTGTAGAACAATATGAAGGTTGGGATGCTTTAGATAATAATGTAGAACAAAATGTTGTTTCACAGTTTAAAAAATCAAGACAACCTTCTTTACAAAATTTATTTGGACCATGTTATAATACTTATATAGCAAATATATCTGGATTTTTATCAACTATTACATATAAAGACTGTTATGGAAATACACAAACAAGAACTTTTCTTCCTATTGAACAAAATCAAATAAATACTATAAAAGATTCAGTTATCTATACTGGTGGATTTACTAAAATAGAATATTTAAATAATATTAATACTTCTGTTACATCTAGTTATGAATGGCAAGATACTTATCTAAGTGATACGGGATATCTTAGAACAAGAGAAATAGGTTCAAGCACTACTTCTCCTGGATTTAATCAAAATATGATAAGTAGTTCTATAGGAGAAATTCCTAATGTAGAAAAAACTACACCTTATATGTTGTATTATGATTGGACTACTAGTTCACTATCTGAAAGAGATAATTCATATAATTTACATATTAGATATTTAATAGATGAAACGGGAAGTGTATATAATCCTAACTATAGTTCTTCTTATTATTGGAATGTAGATCAAAGTTTTGGAAACAATACTCCTATA